ACGTAGAACCCCCCGATAAGGCTTTGCAGCGACAGGAACGTACCGACCGCCGCCACGGCGATCACCGGCAGCAGCAGCCAGCCGCGCCGGGAAAAGATCACGGCAAGGCCAAGTGTGCCGAAATATATCACCAGCGGCAGTTTCATGTAGATGGCGAAAGTCAGATAATAGCAGGCCGCGAACGTGCATAGCAGACCGGCGAAATCGGCCCATCTCCATCTCTTGAGCAGTTTGGCTAGGAACAGCGCCGAACACATCGGTAGGATCGCATAGACGATTGCGTAAAATAGAAACCCGGTGGATTCGATGATGGCGACGCGGCGCGCGATGAACGCGATGTAGCTCAGCTCTTCGAACAGAAGACCGGGCACCCAATGGCCGATCGTATATAGCGTCCAGAAGCAGTAGGCGAACCCTGTCGCGGAAAGGACCAGAAGCATCGGAGTCGATACATCGGCGTTGGCGCTCGGGACCGCCGAGCGGGCGAGCCTGTATCCCACCCAGCCCGTAGCCGGAACCACGGCAAAGGGCAGCAGCAGTAGCAGCCAGTAGGTGGGAGAGCCGATATGGGTGGCGACGTTTTCCGGCAGCCAACCAGTGAAGGTTCGTAGAGCCTGTTGCCCCGATGAAGTCGTTGCAATGACCGCGCCCGCGCCGGTCAGGACGGACCATGCGCCGAAAAAGATGAAAAACGGCAAAAGCACAATGGCGCGTCTCATCATATTGGCAGCGATCTCCGTTGTTCCGTTGGCGCACAAGTTACCCGCCCCGCCTGCATCCCGCAATATCCCGAAAGGACAAGATGATGGCCATGAAAGCCAGCAAGCGCGGTCTCGCTGAGATCGCGAGCCATGAGGGCATTGTCAACGCGCCGTATCGAGATAGCGTCGGCGTTTTCACTGTCGGCATCGGTCATACGGCATCGGCAGGTTCGCCGGACCCGGCAACGA